ATAGACACCTTGGATAATAAAAGCCCTGGTCAGTTTGGTAATTAACTCTGGCTGGGGCTTTCTTGCTGAGTAATTCGTTTTTCATGTTTATCCTTAAGGCCCCAAGTAAAATCTGGGGCCTTTTTTTATGCTGTTTAATGGAAGTATAATTTAACTATTTTACTTGTTTAGTTAATTTCAATCATATAATGATTAAATATGATTGAAGAATTACAAGACCTATCCCCCCAACAATTATTAGATTGTTTTAATAAAGCAATAGAATATCAAAACATACAAGATCACATATATTTTAAGCATTATCATCCCAATGAAAAACAATTAGCATTCCATGCGACTGGTCTGCTTGCCAAGGAACGCGCTTTCTTTGCGGGCAATAGATGCGGTAAGACCCTCTGCACCTCTGCTGAATGGTGCATGCATCTTACTGGAAATTATCCTGATTGGTGGAATGGTTATAGATACAATAAGCCAATTAATATATGGGTAGCAGGTGTAACAAATAATGAAACCTTCCAAACCCTCGCTCAGTATTATGTGGGGGATTTAACGAAAGAGGGATTTATCCATTCCAGCCTTATTGTGCGCAAAGAGCCTCAAAAGCATCTCTATTATGTTCAACATGCTTCAGGTGGCATCTCAAAGATCAGGTTTAAATCATATGAGCAAAAAGCCGACGCATGGCAAGCAGAGACTCTTGACGGCGTTCATTTAGACGAAGAACCTCCTTCAAAGATATATTCCGAAGCCATTACGCGTACCCTTTCCACTTCCCAAGATCATTATGGGCAAGTTACATGTAGTTTGACGCCATTAAAGGGCGTTACACACTTCATGTTGCAATACATGGAAAAGGTTGTTGTTGATGAAAATGGGGAAGAAGGAACTGAACGTCTTCCTCCTGGAGAGGCGAATAATTCCCGTGTTTATATTTTGGCATCGCATGAAGAATCTCCACACATAACACCTGAAGAATCGGCGCGTATCTTAGCTGCATATCCTGCTTATGAGCGCGAAGCCCGAACAAAAGGCATCCCATCTATGGGGAGCGGTCTTGTCTACCCTGTTCATGATTCTAATCTCCTGGTTAGCCCATTTGAAATACCTGAATATTGGCCTAGATGCTTTGGGATGGATTTTGGGTGGCATAATACGGCTGCTGTCTTCATGGCTCATGATCAGGACAATGATGTCGTCTATCTCTACGGGGAATATCTTGCAGGGCATCTAACGCCTCAGCACCACGCCTTTGAGTTAATCAAGCAAGGCGCTGACTGGATGCCTGGTGGCTACGATGGCGCGGGTGAGGGAGCGCAGCAAGATGATGGCGGCAATCTCGTTGATCTTTATCAACAGGCTGGCATCAGAAATTGGACTCCAGCAGATAAGAAATCAGTAAATAAAGGAGTTTATACTGTCCTTCAACGAATGGAAACTGGAAAACTTAAAATATTTAGCAGTTTAACTAAGTTAATGACAGAATTAAGGATGTATGCACGTGATGATAATGGTAAGGTGAAGAAAGGAAATGATCATTTAATGGATGCAATGCGTTATGGGGTGGTTACAGGTGTCCCATTGGCTCGCGTTAAGCAATCCACTATTAACAAGCTTAGGATACCTACCCAATTATCGGGTGGGAGTTGGATGAGATTATAATGAAGTTAACGGAATCAAGGCAAAAGGCTTTAGATAATGCTAGAAAATTATTCCAAATGGGCGCGGGAAATTTGCTCTACCAGAAATGGCGCGGAGAAGCGATTAGCAGCTTTGCTTTCTATGACGGGCACGGTCAATATCCTGAGGATGTTCTGCAAAAGCTGAAAGACCGAGGGCAAGCACCCATTGTCATCAACAAAGTTAAAAGCATGATTAATCAAGCGTCAGGCTTGGAAATTAACACACGCACAAAAATTGCTTATCGCTCCCATTCAGGAAAAGATGAGGAAGAATTCCTTTGCAAGGGATTGACTCATTTAGGATTTGCCATTCAAGAACAGCAAAATTTTTCCTATCAAGGCTCTTTGAGGTCACGGGATGCTATGACCTGTGGGTTAGGGGTAGTAAAAATGGATCAACATAAGGGAACTATTCTGTATGAATACATGAATCCCCTCAATCATATTTATGATGCTGATGATTTTTCTCCCCAATTAACAAAACAACGATTTTGCATAAATATGAACTGGATGTCTTTAGAGGACGTAAAATCAATTTATCCAGGGCATACTTCAGAATTTAACGCCCTTAAGTCTTCACAGGATATGTATGATAATGTTGGCAATTTTTCACAGGAATGGTTCAACCGCAATAGTGCCTTTATTCCTAATACTTTTGGTTCCATCAATGGAAGCCGCTTGTTGGTTAATGAGCTATTCCATAAAGAGAGCCGTAAATATTATTGTGGAAACGATAGAAATGGCTATTATTTTGAAACTTTTGATGAAAATACGGCTGAAGATTTAGCTGGCTCCATGAAAGATGTCGTAACAGACACAGGTACGCAAATTATGAGGACTGTGTTTTGTGGGGATATCCTTCTTGAATTCGCCCCGCTTGAACCAAATATCCCTAACTTAAAAGACTTCCCGACAATTCCCGTTGTTTGGGGACGGCGTACGTCTGATGCGGTTCCTGTGGGATGGCTGGAGGATATGAAAGATGTTCAGAGGGAAATCAATTACCGCAAGCTTAAATACTTGATGGCTTTGAACTCAGTAAGGGCGATCATAGACCCCAATGCTTTCCATGGCATGGATGCAGATCAAATTAGGGATGAGTTAAGTCGTCCCGATTCCATTTTGTTTAAATCTGGTAATGGCCAGGTTGATATTGTCCCTAACGTAGACCTAGCTGCTAGTTACATGCAGGCATCAGAACGGAGCGACTATGAATTACAGCAAGTGAGCGGTATGTATAGTGACTCTTTGGGGCAAGCTACAAATGCTACGAGCGGCGTCGCTATTAAACAGCGTCAGATAGGAACATCCAAGAACCTTGCCGCTGGATTTGACACTTTCAGCCTGGTAAAGAAGCGTGAAGGGGAAATGCTCCTTAACCTTATCCAAAATTCTGGCTTAAAGAATATCCTTGTGAATGTGGTTCTTGATGATGATGAGAAACAAGAGCTTGTTTTGAATCTTGTGCGTGAGATAGACGGAAAGGAAACCATCATGAATGATATCCGCACCATTCCTGTGGATATTTACGTTGAAAGGGTGCCTGACTTCGATAGTTCGCCAGAGGAGATGCAAGAGAACTTACAGCAATTATTAGCTAACCCTCAAGCCCCATTGATCTTGCAAAATCCTGAGCTTCTCAAGCTTTTGCGCTTTAGAGACCACGATAAAATAGCAACTGCGATGCAAGCTTTGCAGCAACAACAAAATCAGCAAGAAGCAATGTTAAGAGGTGGAGGGGGTGAAGCTCCTCAAGCGAATCCAGCAGCCATAAACCCTACGGCATTAGGTGGCGTATAATGGCCGACCCGAATACAGTCCGTATTTTAGCCATTGATGGCGGCGGCATGCGTGGCACCTTTAGCGTGCAGTGGATGAATGAATTTGTGCAATTGTGGGGAATTGCGCCTGATGAGATATGGAAATATTTCGATGTCATTTGCGGAACCAGTGCAGGGGGATTGCAAGCTCTTGGTTATGCTGGTGGTCTTTCCCCTGCCGAGCTAATGACTTTTCTTACAAATGCGGGGCCATGGATATTTTCAACATCAAATATTATTCCAGGCGTTAGGGCATCTACATTAGATAAACTTGCAACAATGATATTAGGGGGAAGTTTTTATCCAAACACAAACTTTATAGATCAGTTGAATACATTGTTTGGAACTTTAACAATGCAAAATTTAAACACGAATACTTTAATAACATCTTACAATTATACTACGAATACACCTATTTTGTTTTCAAATATTACATTCCCTGGATCATTTGGATCTACTGCGTTATTGAAAAATGTAGGGTTGGCAACATCATCAGCCCCTTTGTATTTCCCTCCTGCAATTTTTGGGGGAAGTAGTTATATCGATGGAGGATGCATTAAAAATAATCCTGCAATGCTTGGCTATATGCTTGGAAACATCATTAAACCTAATGCGAAAAGGACTTGTATCTTATCTATTGGATCAGGCTTGGGAGATATTGGGTTTGAGCAACCTCCTGTTACTCCTCCTCCCCCCGATGAAACCAATATGTCATTTGTGTTTAGTTTGCTCGGAATCCTTATCACAGGCACGCAAGAGGCGGATGCTAAATTATTGTCAAACATTGATCAATACACACTGCAAAATATCTACACCTATCGCGCAAACGCACAATTAGACCCGTTGGAAGATACAGAGTTGGACAATTCATCAAGTGGATTCATTACTTATATGCAGACGCTTGCGACGAATACTTTTAATGCTGATAGTGTGAATATTTCCAATTTTCTTGCTCATTTGGTGGCGTGATGCAATGGTTGCCTGGATTTACAGACTTTTTTATGTCGCCTGTAACAGGACGGATAAATCTATCCGCATTCCCTGATATTCCTGATGATTATATTTGGATTGGGGATCCTAACGATAGACCTGTTGAAAGTCCAGTTATTATAGATTTGCGCCTTGAGATTATAGATTTACGGACAAGATTATCTGAAACGCGGTTCATTTTACAGGCTCCATCTGAAAATTTCGATAGTTCGCAAGCTTTGAACGAATTGGCTAATGGCATTCTGAAGCATGACGCGGGTGTCGTTGAAATTGCTGTGCCAGGTACGGATTATATGGCGCCGTCTTTGTCATTCAATAACTTATGGATAGGGGATGTAACCAACAAGCCAGCAGAATCCGCACGTATCGGCGTTGGTAATTTGCCGAGCTTTCTCAATACTGATATTGATAAATTGTTTGGCAGATACAACCTTTATTCTGGGAATCCACAATTTCCTTTTACTGGTGAGCCACAAATTATTCTAAGGATAAATATAACTAATCTCCCTGATTTGACCGTCGGCAGATTATGGTATGGCACAAATTCTATTGACCCCCAAAATAAAGGGCCGAACCGTCCAGTTGAAATTGAAGTTCTTCCCTTAACCAACATGGCAGATTTGCCGACTGATAATGTGTGGGTGGGGGACGGTTCAAACCGCCCTGCCCCGTCTCCGATGATTCCTATTAGCGTGCTTCCTAACCTCCCTACCGATAATGTTTGGGTGGGCGATGCCATGAATCGGCCAGTTCCTTCTACGGTGATTCCTGGCGGCTCATTGCCTGACCTTGCCTTTACCTATATATGGATTGGGGATGCTTCCAATCGTCCCGTGGCCTCCCCTCATATTGAAATTGGGAACCTTCCCGATTTGGCAACTAATAATTTTTGGGTTGGAGATGGGACTAATAGGCCAATTCCAGTTACGGTTATTCCAGATGATGCGTTGCCCGACCTTGCTTACACAAACATTTGGATAGGGTCTGTAACGAATCGTCCCGTTGCATCCCCCAATATAGAAGTCCTTAATCTTCCCAATTTGACCGATACGTACTTATGGCTCGGCGATGGTGGAAATCGTCCCGTTGAAGTTCCTCATATAGAAATAGAAAATTTGCCTGATTTGACATGGACTTATATCTGGAGAGGAGATATTACGGGACGTCCGCAAGAATCGTTTGACCTTACTTCTATGGAAGTCTTTACAATCCCTGGAATACAAGCAGATATCGTTGCAATCAATCTAGCTATAGGCGTTATTCAAGGGCAAATTCTTGTTATTCAAGGACAAATAACTGTTCTTGAAGGTGCGGTAGCTGGACTTCTAACATCCGTTGGCATTCTTCAGGGACAAGTTATTGTTCTTCAAGGCCAAATTGTCGCATTGGGTATTCGGATTGATAATCTAAGGCTTAATACCATCTCAGCAGATGCAGACGTTTCTTTCTATAACTTTAAGATCATCAATTTAGCTAATCCAATTGACCCCACGGACGGGGCAAACAAGGCTTATGTCGATAGCGCAATTGCTGCGGGGACTATCGTTCTCACTGGAGCGGTAACAGGAAGCGGTGTCGTTGGAACTCCTGTTGCAACGGATTTAAGTCAGACAATTACGGTAGGGGGGGCTTTTCAAAAGTTCCAATTTGCATCTGATTTTTCAAAATTTCAGGTTAGCAACTCATTTGTTCCTATTTTGGGTACTCCTTCAGAAACAAATATTGAATTAAGAAATAATGTAGCATCAGGTTATCGATTTTCCCATACTACAAGCATTGCAGATGCAAGTTTTGGTGGGCTTTCCATTAAAACTTTTATTAGTGATGTGGAATCTCAAACACTTATTTCTATTGATGAGGGCCTTAGCCTTGTTATAAACCTTCCAGTTTATATAACTGGTGGTTTATCTATTTTTTCTGGCCCCATAATTATGGATAGTTTTCCAATTAATAATCTTGCAATGGATACTTTTCCAGCTAGTACGGATGCCGTTAATGTGGCTTATCTTAATTCACAAATTGCTGCTGGAACCATTGTATTAACTGGAAATGTTACTGGCTCAGGTTTTGTTGGCACACCTTTTGCCACAACTTTGAATATGACGTTGGACACCATCCCTCTTGCCGTTGCTAACGTGAACTTAAATAGCCATAAGATAATAAACCTTCTTGATCCGACTGCGGCACAAGATGGAGCAACCAAGAACTATGTCGATTCTGTTTTGACGACAATCACATTGACGGGGAATGTGACTGGTTCGGGGACTACTGGAACACCCTTCGCAACAACTTTGAATATGACCTTAGACACAATTCCTTTAGCCGTTGCCAATGTGAACATCAACACACATAAACTCATTAATGTGGTTGACCCTACAGCCGCACAAGACGGCGCTACAAAGAATTACGTGGATACATCGATTGCTGCGGGTACGATAGTTCTTACCGGGAATGTTACGGGAAGTGGCGTTGTGGGCACGCCTTTTGCAACGACACTGGCATTGTCGCTTGATCAAATCACGATTGCGGCGGCCAATGTCAATTTGAACAGTCACAAGATAACAAATCTTTTAGCCCCGACTGCTGGAACAGATGGGGCTAACAAATCTTACGTGGATTCGGCAATTGCGGCTGGCACAATAACTTTGACGGGTGCCGTGACAGGTACAGGAGTCGTCGGAACGCCTTTTGCGACTGCTTTAAGTCAAACCATTACGGTAGGGGGAGCTACTCAGAACTTTAATTTTTCTGATGCCATATCCGTTTTTACTCTAAAAAATTCATTCGTTCCGACGGCCCCCAATCCTAATGATCTTTACCTAGATTTTATGAATAATGCGCCTGACGGTTACAGATTTCGCCACAGAACAGTATTTGGGGGTGCTTCTAGCGGCAGTTTATTTTTAGATAAAGTTGTGGCGACGGTGCCGACAAACTTGATGGGCTATTCGGCTACTGCTAATGCCTTTACCTTTGTACCGGATACAAATTTTACTGGTACAGTATTTTGCAATGGTGCAGCTCCAGCCTTGAAATTCCCAAATTCTACCTTAAACAGGAAAATATCTTTATTTGAATCTGTGGCTAATGATCATCAATATTTCGGCTTTGGGGTTAATTCATTTATTTTAAGGTATCAGGTACCAGGAACAACCTCTGACCATGTGTTCTATGCTGGCACAAGCTCCTCAGCGTCAAATGAAGTTGGAAGGATAACAGGGACAGGAAATCTAATCATCCCAGGGACTTCCTATTCAAATAATATTCATGGCAGCATTGCTATGCAAGCAAATGGAACAGGGTTTACGGCAAATGCTACATGGACAAAAGTTGCAGGAACCACAACCTTAACCTCTGGCAATGAATTCACGATGCCATCTAATAATCGATTAACTTATACGGGTACGACCCAGGCATCCATTAAGGCAATCGTTTCGGCAACTGTTTCGTGGAGTTATAACTCATTGCTTGCTAATGATATTTATTTTGCAATCTATAAAAATGGGACTACTGTCTCTTATTATTTGCCATATACAAGCAGGGCTTTAGGTGGGTACCAAATTTCAGCCATTGAATGTGAGGTTGATTTTGCAACGAATGATTATGTCGAGGTATGGGGATATTCAACGGGAGGAAGTACGATAACAGCGTGGGGACTTTCCTTGACCGCAATTCGCGTATAAATGTTACTTGGAATTAATATGTCCTATCATTTCTCTATTTTGTGATTTAGTTATTGCAGGTATTGACATAGTTTTAATGGATAGATATATTTAATTGTTATCAATATATAATATGGAGAAACCAAGAATGTCCTTACCTAATCCGCAAACCCTGGTCGATGCTCAAGCTGTAGCAACATTTGCAAATGCAGTTTCTCAATCGGCTGTTCACTTGGTGACGCGCCCCGATAAAACAACCCCTGAATATTCTGAAATGCATACTTATTTTGCGGACAATAAGTCTAAGCTAAAGGATATCATCGGCCGTCTAGAAACAGACCTTGCCTAGCCCGACTTCTTATCCGTGGGTTAATTTTTTATCGACCCCCAGGCCAAATATCAATAGTACACATGTGCCAATATTCGGGAATAATTACCTCGGCTCTTCTCATGCGTGTATTATTGATAGTATTTTTGTTTGCAATACTACAAACAGGGACATATTCGTTTCTGTTTATACGTTAACCGAACGGTTAATCGATAGCGTTTTAACGGCACAAAATACATTTAAATTTTTTAAGAGAGTAGTTCCTGCACTTAAAACAATAGAATTGCTGGAAGGGGCTGGATTTAATATGGAGCAAGGGGACTTGCTTTATGCCTTTTCAGATCAATCCAGCAATTTATTTGATTCTAATGTGTCTTACAGGGAGTTAAGGGAGCAATAATGTCAGAAGAAGAAAACAACGCAGAAACAGAAGAAGCTGCCTTTAATGTCCATGATATCTTCAACAAGCAAGAGCCGCAAGCATCTATTGGAAAAGAGCAAAAGGCGCCTGCTAAAGAACCTGTCCAAAAGGTTGCAGCTACACCAGTTGAAGAGGAAGAAGAAAGCGAGCTAAAAGAAGATTCGGCAGAGAAAAAATCAGAAAATAAATCCATTGATTATAAGGCTGAGTTTGAGAAACTCCAAAAATCTGTCAAGGATACTCAAAGATCATTTCATGAAGACCGTAAGAAGCTGTCAGCTTACAAACAAGCCGTTGAGAAGCTTAAGGCAGATGGTTCTATCCTCGACGAAGAAGCTCAAATGCTGCTTGACCATACAAAATTTGAAGAGGGGTCATCTAATCAAGAGAAGCCTTTATTGCACAAATGGTATGATATTTGGGACAAAGAGCTTCCTTATCTTAAAAAATATGCTAATGACCCTAAAGAAATAGATCAGCAAATCTTTGCTATCCAGCATTTTGTGCAAACTGCAACTAAAGCTGAATTAGATGATATGATTAAAGAATTGTCCGTTTATGAGGATGATGAAGCTGAATTTACTAAGAAAATGCTTGAATTTGGCCGTCAATATAATCTGGATATCTATTCCGACATTTCTGAAGCAGGAAGTATTCGTAATTTGAAGTCGAAATATGCAGAAAAAGAGATTGAGTATCAAAAAAAGCTTGACAAGCTTCAAGCTAAATATGATAAGTTAAAAGAGAAGTATGAAGACTATAATACTGAACCCGCCACAAGACTTTCTTCTTCTGGCGGCGGTGAAAATTTAGGTCTTCAGAAAAAAGTGACGTTTGACCCTGCTACGATTTTTGAAAGTCAGTATCAACGTCGCTAACGTTTTCTGGTTTTTTACCTCATTTGAGGCTCTTCCTGGAAACAATCTGTACTTACAAGACGCGAAACTTGGAATGGGGACGACTTAAAGTCTTAGCCCCAACTTCCAAGCGTACCCTACCTCGTATGTAAAGAATAAAATAGTGTCCGCAGAATATTTCTGTGGATTTTTTGTTTAATTTTTTACTATGAGGTTTCCATTATGGCTTATACCGCCGCATTCCCAAACGCATATGATACTAACCTGATTCCAGTTGAAGTCAGGGCGCAGTACTTTGAAGAAGTTCTTTTGCAAAGTCCCTTGTCCATGTTCATGGGGAGTACTCCCGAATCTGTTATTCAGGTTGTTTACAAGAAAAATGGGACGGGTAATACCACGACATTTTCTTTCAGCCGTGAACTTGATTATAAATCCGAAATTTTTGATTACGACCAGATTACAGGTAAAGGACAAGATTTAAAGTTCTATGAAGATACTATTACAGTCCGCCAACGCACTGGTACTGATAAAATTCAGGGTATTCAGCTTGTCCAACTTAATACGCCAATTGATATTTACAATGCGTTAAAACCTAAACTTTTAACTAGGCATAAGCGCAACATTACTTATTCCCTCCTGAAATCTGCAACTTTTGATAACTATGGCCCTGCTTATACGGCTGGCCCTGTAACTGACCGTATTCAATATGGAACAAATACAGCATATGACGCCAACATGATCACAGCTGCGGGGAATATCCCAGCTATGAACTTTGCAGCAGCAGGTTATCCTGACGCCACGGGTGGTTTGACTGTAGCGGGAATTAAAAAACTACGCGACATGGCTGTGCAAGGTGGGCAATCTTTTGAGTCCAACAAGCGCATTAGCCCTTTCATGTTGAAAACGCGCGAAGGTTTCCCTTACCCGATGTACGTCTACTTCATGTCTACAGAGTCTTATAAATCCCTTGAAGCAGACCCTGATTGGAAAGGATTCTACAACCGTGGAATTATTGAAATGCCTAATCAGCCTAGTTCTTTGGTTGGTTCGTTCTTCAGAGGTCAGATTGACGGTGTCCTTATCTACGAAGTTCCTGAACTTAGTAACTTCAAATTAGGAAATGCACAAGGATTTGGAGGAGGAGGCGCTCTTACGGCAACTTTTGCATGGAACCTGTTCTGCGGAGCCCAGGCATTCGGTCTTGTCTGGCACAAGGAACCATGGTTTGAGCAGGAATTTAGCAACATGCGCACAATCGTTCAAATGGCGATGTTGGAGTTCCGTGGTGAGAAGGCGATTAAATTCCCTTCATTCCAAAACGAAGCTATTTCTATTGAGAATGGCATCATCCATCACATCGTTCGTTTAACTAACGCATCTTAATTAACAACATGGGGCGTCTGAAAGGACGTCCCGCTTTTGAAAGGAATTTTTATTATGGTAGCTTCAGTTCGAGGTAAGGATTTTATTAACAACACAGGTGCGTTACTTCCTTTTGGTGATCCTAAGCTTCTCTTTGATTCAGGTCAAGATTATGGGTTTCAATCTCTCGCCTATATTTTTTCAGCTTCTGAATTAGGTACCAATGCTAATCAAACGCGAGATACGGCAACAAACCCAAGACAGGGTTTTTTGATGGCTCAGTTTAAGGGGACATCCATTAGACAAGTTTGTGCTGCTAGCCTTAGAAAAGATTCGGTCGTATCAGGAACAACGTTCAGATCGCAGCAGTGGGCCACTGCAGGGCAGTTTACTAAACTCTCGTTCAGGGTAGTTAACCCTGATGCTGGGAGTGCTGCACTTCCTAATTACAATCCAGATTATGCCAGTCTTTATGTGCTGGATGAGGGGAGCGACGCTGCAAATCAAATCGCAGCTGGAGATGCGATTTATGTCACGCTAGAGCTTGGCAATTCGCTCGGTTTTGCCCCTTAAAATATTATGGGGGTATCTGCCTGGATGCCCCCATTTTAAGGCATATCAATTAAAAATGGCTGCACTGCATGAATGTATCGGATATCATCGCCCTTTTGGGAAGCTTAAGCATTGGGTTGGATGACCCAAGCGATTCTGATATTGCCGTTTATCTAAAATATTTAAACATCGCTTATACCGAGATTTTGCAAGAGACGATTGCCCAAAGTTCGCAAGTCCGCATCGTTACTGATACGTTAATCCCCTTCTCTAATGGGGAAATTCTTGAAGGTCAATTTTCTCAAACGCCTTTTGTTTTCAAAATGGTTTACGACGTAACATCTAATACCCCTTTATCCCGAACAACTTTGGATGCTGTTCAGAGCCGAGACCCAGGTTTTCAGAGATCGGGGACACCGAGAGAATGGTATTCTTCGAGCGGCAGCCTGTGGGTTTATCCATCTCTTGGAAATTCATTCACAGGAATATCTGGCATATCCTTTACCTACATTTCAGGCAATGCATTTACAATCAATACATCCTCTGACCTTTCAGGTTCCTTCTTTGTAAACCAAAACCTGCAATTGGTTGTCAATGGGACAACTTATGCCCTGCAGGTGGTTAGTATGGATACCAGTATCCCAAACCAAATTACTTTCACGGTGACAGGTGACACTATCCCTGTTTTTTCGAGTGTAGACAGCGTTTCCCTGAATGCCGCCTCCTTTAGCAATATCGGGATAACTTACATTGCCCAACCTGCGTTGCTGGATATCAACACAATCAGTGGGGAAATTAACATTCCTGTCTTGTATCAATACATATTGGCGGATGGAGCGGCTTATTATGTATTCCAGTCTGAGACTGGTTTTAAAGACCAGTCAAAGATGATGGAATGCAAGGCGCGTTGGGAGAAAGGCAAAAGGGATTTATTCAGCTACTACAAGAACTTTGGCGGCAAACAATTCTTTTCTACGTATAGTGCTGTCTGATGTTGCATGAAGCTGGATATGACGTCATAGAGTTATACTCTGCCACCAAGGGGATGAACAAGGCTCTTTCTCCTGAACTGCTGCCGTCTGACTATTCATTTTATATTGAAAATATTATGCCTACAGCCGTCGGAGAAGGACAGGTAAGGTTTGGGACGTCTTCCCTTAAGGTTTGCGATGATACCATCATTGAAGCATTCCCATTTCAGTCTGCTTCAGGAAATAAACAGCAAGTCCTATACTTTAACGGATACAATAATTTCCTGACATTTACAAATTTAAATATCGTTTCATCTGAAACTATAATATTAACAAGTCCTAATTACGCTTTATTCCAACCTGATACTTATTTGTCTTTAAGGTATGTTGATCTTAATGGATTATCTTCTCTTAAATATTATCAAATATTATCAATTACGAATATATCTGGCTTGGCAACTCCCCTTGGCGGCGTTTATCCAGCCAATACAATCAGCATCCAGTTAGAAAACAATAGCTTTGCGAGTGATCTTGCTGAGTACTACGTACTGGAAACACATGCAACGGGCTTCACTTATGTTTCAGGAACATCGTTTACAATGGCTGTCCCTGTGGGCTTTATCGCTTCCAATTCATATTTTGAACAGCAAAATTTGACTCTTACAGTGAATGCTGCCCCATTTCAGGTGCAAATTAACATGGGCGGCATCAATATCGGGACGCCAGGGCAAATTACCTTTACCGTATCGGGGGATACCATTCCTGTATTTGGGGGAGGCGATACTGTAACATTAGAGTTTGAATCCCCCTTCCCTACCATTAACAGCATTTCTAATTCCTCGGGCTATATTAAGATATACGATTTGCGCACGAATGCTATTTTGGCAGGTGGAAACCAGACATTAGGCAATTTATCAGTGGCTTGCGTTCCTCGCTGCGAGTTCTTTGCTGGCGTTTTATGGATTTGCAACGGCGTAGACCCCATCATGACTTGGGACGGCTCTGTTTTGCAAATATACAAAGAATACGTAAAGGCAAATGCTACTGCATTTAGCAGGACAGACAATACTCACTTCACTTTTGTTAAAGATTCACTATTTAATATTACAAAATATCAAAATAATAATACGATTAACCTTGTTATTAATGGTGTTACTTCAAATTACACTGTTAGTAATGTGTCTGTAGTTGGGGATGTTGTGACAATTACAACGACGACCAATTTATCGGCCTTTGTGGGAACGGATAACATTGAATTGTTTTATGCCGATATGCCCCCCCGTTTTAGTTATATGAGGGTTTATAATGATCGTCTGTGGTGTTTGGGTGAGGGAGCGGTAAGTTTAAGCTATCGTGCGCCCAATCAAGCCTTGACTGTTTATTATTCTTACACGACGTGGAATTTATTGCTCCCTTTCAGGTTCTTCGACGAAGTTTCTAAGGCCGTCCCTTTAATAGATATCTCGTCTAAGCATGGGGTGGGGGATAATTTGGAAGCAATCGTAAGCGTCAATGGTTTGCTGGCATTCATTGGAAGGGAAAAAACGCAAGTTTGGCAAGGTACAAATCCCTTAGAAGGGACATTTGTATGGATGTCTACTTTGCCAGTTGGAATATATCATGGCAATCTTTTGATAGAATTGCCAAATGATGTTTATTTATTAAATCAAAATGGTATTATTTCTTTAGGAACTTTAAATATAGCCAGACAATTTGCTACATCTTCTACGGAAAATATGGACAAATTGGTTTTTAAATATTTAGATAATATTAATGATAACTTAGATTATAGGGCATGTAGGACGTTTAAATATAAATCAGGCGGTTTCTGTGGTTTTAAAATAGGGTTAAACGATATCATCGTGGCTAAATATCGCACTTCCCTATATTGGTGGGGCGTCTTTTCAGGGGATTTTACAAAGGCAAATGCCTTTTTGGGTTCTTTGGATGAGTCCTTGTACCTCTTCATTGACAATACTATCTACCGATATGCGGACGGAACAATCGGTGCACCCGTATACGGTGACAACGGCGGTACTGATTATATCAATTTCATTGAAACTAAGTATGTTAATAATATTAAGAACAGATTTGCAAATAAAAGATATGATTTACAGTGTGATTATTCATCTAATATAGTAATAAATCCACAAAATATCGTTTATATTACGATCAGAGGGGATTTAAGAGACTCTTTTATTCACACGGAGATTTATGACCTTCCCTTTCGCGGGGATGTGTTGGGAACAATTCCGTTAGTAAATGGAAATGGTCTTGATCCCAACAATCCGTCTAATAAAGCCCTTGGGTTAAGGCTCAATAGTCCCTCCCATCCTCAAAAAGGAAGGCTAAAATTTGTCTCTTCAAAATTCTCTGTGAGTTTGGTGGGGCGAGTTCGTGACGGAATGTTTAGCTTGAAAAGAATGCGTTTATTTGGATTGAGGGAGAGATAAAATGCCTTTTATACGTCCTGACCTGCCTTATGCAAATCAGTCATTAGCCAACGATAGCCGTTTCCGTATATTGACGCGCTCTTTGGAGGCGCCTCCTACCGATATTATGCTGGATTCTGAATTTAATGCCGTAACGGATGGACTGAATATTTTGGAAGACACTATTGCTGGGATTGTATTGGGACAGATACCAGGCGCAGCCGACCCTAATAATGCTAACTTTGTGTTGTCTACGACAGGTGCGGCCACTCAATGGATTCAAATATCTGATATAAATATCACGCCACAATCTATCGATGCTAATAAATTGATTCCACAATCTGTTACGAATGTTCAAATATCTGATGGAACAATTGGATCAAGTAAGATAGCCAATGATGCCATCACTACAAATAAAATATTCGCGGGGGCTGTTACGACGGCTAAAATAGCGATTAACGCGATCACATCGTCAGAATTGGCTGATAATGCCGTCACAACCTCAGCAATTGCAAACAATGCAGTTACAACTCTTAAAATATTAGATGCCAATGTTACGACTGCCAAGCTCGCAGCAAATGCAGTCACCACTCCTATAATATTAGATGCCAACGTCACGACTGCCAAGCTCGCAGCAAATGCGGTGACAGCCGCTAAAATGGCCAATCAAACCATCACCGCAACCCAAATTGCGAATCAGGCAATTACAGCCACACAGATTGCCAATGATACGATTACATTTACGCAAATCAATAACAGCTTTACGGCTACGAAGTCTCAGCAGCAAGCAGCGGCTTCCAGCAGTGTTTATGTATCCCCTGCAAGACAGCAAGATCATCCAAGTGCGGCTTCAGCTTGGGTTACATTTGATGGAACGACTGGCACAATTTTGAGTTCTTATAATGTATCTACAGTTTCCAAGCAATCTACAGGGACTTTTAGGATTACTTTTACGAACGCGTTTTCAAATAATGCTTACGCACAGTTTGGGACGGTGCAATATACTAGCCCGAGAGTTCCTATATTCGACGATGCATTTACCTCTACGACGAGCCAGACGCAAGTTAAAATTTATAGTCCTATTTCTCCCTTTAACCCTGGCGATTGCACGTATGTTAATTGCTTATTTTACGGGACTTTAGCTTGATGATTTTTAAAGAGATAGACAGCGCAGAAATTAAGAAATCTTATGCTTCGTATTTTCATGAGAAAGCCCGTTATTTCATGATTAATAAAAACACTGAGGTCTTATGTTATTATGGAATTATAGACATAACAGATGAAATTGGTGAGACATTCTTTATTTGCAATTCATTTAATGGCAAAATATTAAGCAAAGGATTTATTTTGTCATTATTTGATCATGCCTGTAATTTAGGATATAAAGAATTATACACATGGTCAAAATGGGATAGACTTATTAATTTTTGTTCTTATTTAAAAAAATATGGCATTGAGAAGACTTCAATCCCTGAATGGGATAAAGATGCTTCAAAATCATGGTTTGTGAAGAGGATTTAATTATGTGCTTTGGAAATGAAGTGCCGCAGGCTCCCCACATTGCAGCCCCTCCCCCTGCTCCAGAGATTCTAGACTTCATCGATGAGGTTTCTGGCACGCAAACGATTACCGTTGTCGGGCCTGATGGCAAGAAGAGGCGCGTCACACAGAAACTGCCGCGTACGCCTGAAGAAGAGAATCGGTTCCGTGCTGGCGAGGAATTGATCAGGACATCTATAGATAATCTGAAGCAGCTTTATCGTTATGATCCTGCCTCTATGGTATCTTATGCGCCATTCGTTGAGACATTTGCCAACCTGAACAGAGAGCGTCAAGAAGCATTGGGCCAGATAGCGGATATCGGGAATATCGCACAAGATGTCGATGATTTCAGGCAGATGCAAAGAACCATCCTGGACAAAGAATTGACAAGGAATAGAAGGATTACGGAAGAGAATCTTTCTCATTCTGGACTTAGCGGTAGTTCGTTTGGTAACGATTTGCGAGCAAGGCTTGCAGAACAAGAGGGAATGGCGCGTCAAAAAGGTGAAGTGAATGCCTTGAATTATGGCGAAGATTTATCAGGACGCCGTTTAGATAGGAATGCGCGTGCATTTGCATTGCAGGAAACAGGACGTCAAGCCCGTTTTGATCAAGCCCAACTTGGATATGGATTAGCCAAGGAACATGAAACAGATATGGAGCGTCGCCGTCAGAATGCGTTAGCTGAGAATCAGGGACTGTTGGGAATAGGTCAAAATATGGTTGGGGCTGACCTCAATAAATCTCAGGGAGGAAGGACGGGCGAACTATCGCAAAACCTGTTCCAGGCTCAGGCAAATGATTCGTTAGGCCGTTATAATGCGGGCGTGAATGCGCAGATGGCAAATTATAAGATGCAGATGGATCAATATAATGCAACACCCCCTACATTTGGTGAATCTTTAATGAATATTGGGGGACGTGCTGTTGGCGCTTTCGCTGGTAACATGGGTGGGCAAATGGGAAGGGATTATGCTATTCCACGTAAGTTTAGTGGTACGCGCCCTGGCGTAATGTATGGAGGTCGATAATGGGTAAATCGGGTATTTCAAGAGGAACTAATCCTGCTGGAGTCGGTGCGGGCATAGCTAGCGAAAGATTAAAGAATAGCGTTGCTATCCCAAATCAAAATGACGTGAATGCCAAGATGTTTAAGGACCTGAGCGGTTCCTTTGGGGCGAAGTCGGGAGATCGTCCGCGTGGCGGATGGCGCAATGCTGCGTCTGGTTTCTTTGCAGGGCTTGAGCATGTCGAGAATTCCAAAAGCACAGCTAAGAAGACTGAGAAGGCTGAGCAATACGATAAAGTCATGGAATATCTTCAGGAAGTGAATAATTCTACCATTGAACGCAATGAATGGTTTGAGAAGCAAGAATATGCGCGCAAACAGACTTTGCCTTCTGTTTTGGCCTATATGAACAATATCGACAAATTAGATCCCCAAAGTCAGTTTTTGATGGCGCAGAACATTCTGACCCAATATTCATCTGCGACGGGTGAGCCTTTAAAGCTTGTTTCAATCGGCGGCTCTAATCCCAATATGGTCACGGTTGAGGGGGAGAATGGCGTAAGCGTACTGGATCTTAGCACGTTATTTGCTGGCAATGATGCCCTTGACGAACAGATAGCCCATAAGTCCGTTGATTATCAACTGGCGTTACAAGAGAAGCGGGATACCAAGACCAAAGAACTTGATATGAAAGAAAAAGAACTTAAGGCTAAATATCCAAGTTATGGCAAAGAAGATGAGGAAGGAGGCCAAGAAAAAACTTTAGATATTGGTGGCCATTTCTATAAAGTAGGTGATTTATCAAGAGTAGAAAAAACAGCACGGTCTGAATATCAGAAAAAAGTTTATAAGGAGATTGATGCGATCCCCAAGAATAATCAAGCTCTTGAAGCTATTGAAACAATGAGGGAAGTCTTTGAAAGAAATCCTAATATTGGCACCAGTATGATTAATATGCTGGATAATCCTGATGGTACAGATTCATGGTGGAATATATTCGGACGCAAATTGTCAGGAGATGATCTTTCAGATATGGAAATTCTAAAAAAGGCCACGAATGATTTAAACCTTGATACGATATTGGGTATTTCTGGTAAAGCAGCGACTGACTTGTTAAAAAAAGCCGTGCAAGCTGCATCTCCGAGCGGGAAACTTACCAAAAAGGGTTTTGATGTCAATGCAGACAAATGGGAGAAAAAAGCTCGCGAAGCTAATGAATTGGCTTTGGCTAAATATGAAGCTATGCAAAAAGGATTAAGTCTTGTTGCTAATCCGCGTGGTGCATCAAATGCAATCAAACCTCAGACAGTTCAATCAAATGCCAATGATATGAATGAAAATGAAGATAGCCCCTTTGGAGGGCGTTGGAAGAAAGTGCAATAACGATGCTCCCAATGTTTAAAGTTAAATTCTCACATGGCATTTATGAAGTTCCAGAAAATGAGCTTGATGAAGCTATATCTTTGGGAGGAGAACCTCTTGACGACAATTTAATTAAAAATTCCGTTGACACAGGATTGGCAAATAGTTCAAATTCTGAGGAAAATTTAGTTGCCAGGAATAATAATAACAACATGGCTTCATCGATAGACGGCATCTCTATGCCGCCACCCACAATTGAACAACCTGCTGAAATTCGTAGTGAAAATCAGGAGGGGAAGCCATCTGCAACGCCTCAGAAAATGATCAAGGTAAGGTACGAGGATGGTACTTATGCAGTACCAGAGAATGAAATTGAAGAAGCATTAAAATGGGGAGGTAAAGTTGTTGATGAAAAAGATATTCCCCACCCTGAAGAACCTGAATCATATGGGAAATTAGCGGCCAGATCAGCTAAAACATTAGAGTCTGTTCTTGTAGGGGGTCCGATTGATACTGTTTCTGCCCTCTATAACATTCCTGCAAGACTTCATAATGCCACGTTAGAAGCTAGAAAAAAACAAAATCCTGATTATATGGGTGAAAATGATTTTATCCCAGTTTCCCAACAAGAGCCCGTACCGTTAATTCCTTCTGCTACCCACGCTATTAATAAAGGTATTGACACCGTAACAAACGATTATACCAAAACAAAGGAAGGAGATTCTGTACAAGCTGCTATTGAAGCCGCAGGTGATATTTTTTCTATAGGAGGATTGGCAAAAGCAGCCGTAAAAGGCGGTCACCATGTAGCAGGTAAAGTATTAGGCGCATTAGGAACAACGAAGCCAGTAGGATTAGGGGCTGCTGGTGCTGCGGGATATGCTTCATCGGAAGCCTCAAACGCAGGATATGGGGCTGCGGGGTCTATAGGCGCAGGATTAGGGGCTGGTGTAGGCGCAGGGGTTCTAGGCGCGGCAGCCAAAACATTTAATGCAAAATTGGCTTTGGCAACCCTAACGGGAAATAGCCCAAAAAATATTGATTTAAATGCTGTAAGGGGAGCGGAAGCCACAGGAATCCCTTATGCCAATACAATTGTTAATGAATCTAAGGGATTGGCGTTAGCCGAACAGTTAGTTGCAAAAGCTCCTATTATAGGAACAAAATATGCAAAAAAATTAGATGCGAATGATAAGGCATTTGCTTCAGCGGTTGAAAATTCCATTAAAAAGGTTGGAGAAAAAATTATAGAATCTGAATCTTCTTTGGATATAGGTTCTATGATTAAAGATACATTTGAAGGAGTTAAACAATCTGTCATTAATGAGAAAAATGGATTGTATAAATCGGTTAATTCTGTGTTGCCTAAAGACGCCGCAATAATTCCCCGCAATCTTGAATTAGCTTTAAAAAAAGTCAAAAAGGGGATTGATACTTTAAAGCCTTCTGATGACGAAGCGTCTGTATTGGGTTATATTAAAGCTTTAGAATCCAAAATTTTTTCTAAGGAAATTTTGCCTGAATCCAAATTGGCTTTATCCCATGACCTTGAATTTAAATTTGTTCCTAATGATAAGACAGGGAAAATATCTCTTGATGCAGTTCCTGTTTCAAAATTGGTTGGCTCCAAGGTTAGCCTCAATGATATTATCGATTGGGATGTAAATGCTTCGGGAGCGAAGCAACGTCTTAAAATAATACAGGATGCAATTAAGGAAGATTTAAAAGCATACGGAGAAAAAAATCCAGAGTGGTATAAGCAATTTAAAGAAGCAGATGGTTTTTATGGAAAATATCTAGGAGATGAAGCTCTTGGAAGCGATACCCTTAGAAAGAAAATTTTTGCACAAGAAGACCCCGAAAAAATTATAGGTTCGTTAAATAAAATATCTGATTTTAAAAATCTTGGCCAATCATTAGGCCGAGATGAAGCAGGCCAAAAATTCTTTGAATCAATTAAACGGGAAAAATTATCTGACCTTATCATGGGGAAAACAATTAACCCCCAATCCGAAGCCGTAAGTTACTCTGGTTTTTCAAAAGCTATGGAAAACAAACAAAATCAAGAGCTTGTAAAATATTTGGCTGGAGATAATTACAAAGAATTAGAAAATTTCAATAAATATGCCAAGGCTGCCGTTAGGCATAATCAAAGAAATCCTAACCCTAGTGGAACGGCTTCTACAAAAACTATCCTCGGCGCAGTGGGAGGAGCTTTTACCGCAACTGTAGCGGGAGGATTTGTGAATGGGATTACGGGCGGTGTTGCTCCTTTAGCAGCTACAGGCGGCTTAGGATTAGGATTATCATGGCTTATTAACAATAAAACGGCTTTAAAATGGGGAATTGAAGCTGCCAAGAAACAAGCCGCTGGTGATTATAAAGCAGTAAATACCTATTCTCGACGTCTTGAGAATGCTATGAAGAAAGATTTAGGTGAGGATTTTGTAAGGCAATTTATAGCTTTATCTGAGCAAAAACAACAAGAATAGTCTTTCTATTTTAATATAGGGAGATTTATCTTGACTATTAATAAAACGAATATATTTTTATCATACGTCACCCTTAAATCTTCTATATACATATGGGGGAGACACGAGGATTTCCAGCATATCTATAATTTGATTCTTGAAAATCAATATATAGCATCCGTTGAAAAATTAATTGAATTAATGTTAGAGACGATGGAATACGTGGTGCAAATTAATCTTTAATTTTGCTTTGGCTTGTTGGCTTCCAGGAATGTTTTCCTGGCTTGGGATGGCAAATTTCTTTGCTCCAGTTCTTTATCTATTTTGTCTAACTCATAATATGGGTTGATTGTTTCTTCATTGAATGTAATGCATATGTTGTTCCCTTTTTTCAATATGCTCATATCATCTAACGAAAAATCTTTGACTTGATTCTTTTTGAATTTTTTTCCCATTATTTCTTTGTAAGTATCTTTAAGCACCCAATTTGTTTTTTCGGCAAAAAACTCTTGAACGATAATAGAAAGGTTCTTTTTTTGTTTTTGTTTTATATTATTAAAATCAACATTTGAGTAACTTATTATCTCTATATATGGTTTTTCTAGGGTTAGACAATAATTTATGTATGTTTCATCTGTTGTAATGTGAGGAACCCTAATCCGTTCTAGTTTATCCGCAACAATATTGCTGACCCATATCATTTGTAAATCTTTTGTTAGATATAATTTAAACTCATTTGGGTTGGAATTTAGTTGCATAGCAGATAAATATCCTATTTTATCCAATTCTTTCTTTGTTGGATCATATTTATTGTATCCCTTTGCTGGCAAGCTGACATTATGAAATTCAATCAGAGGGCTTTGAGAGCTATACGTTTGATGTGCGTACATTCCAGCAAATACTAAAATGAGGAATATATAGCCTACAATATTTTCTTTAATATAATTCATTTACTCTCTTTCAATAGTT